TTCGGTCTTTACCTCTTGCTTGGCTTGCAACTTCTCTAGAACATCGTCAAGCGTGGCAGCAGCCACTTGAGCCTCACGTAGCTTTCGGTTTTCTTCTTCCAATCGCTTAATGTGGCTGTCAGCATTAGCATAACCTTTTGCCAACTCTTCGACGCTCTTGTACTTTTGCTTCTCGCCAACTAGGGCGGTTAGCAGTCCCGTATCCTCTGTCTTGGCCGGGGTGGTTTGGCTACCTTGGTTAGGTTGGGCTTCACCGGAGAAAATAGTGTCAGTGGTCACTGATGTTCCTTAGTTAGGTTTAGCACTAGCTGGCAACAAGTCTTTAACCATTTCTAGTGCGTTAGAATAACCAGCTTGATAGGCTAGTTTTGCGTAGTGATTAGGACAATCAAAGTCATCCTTACTCACCCTATTATTAGTAGCCATTTGCTCCTCTAGGAGCTTATAAAGGGCTTCTAATGTGTAGCCTGAGTTATCCCAGGCTTTCTTAAACTCTTCAGGGCTGCTGTCCGCCGGGCGGCATCGCAGAAGGTTGCTGTTCATTTACGGTGTTCTCCACAACTAAGTCTTCTTGCACTTGTTGAATTAGACGTTGAGTTTCAGCTTGCTCCACAATCATTGCGTTGTCACGCACAATGCCATATTTGTGCCAACCCAAATTCTCTTCCAGAGCTTTGGCAATGGCCTTGCCACTAATGTGAGCGGCAACAGTGGGGGCCGCTTGAATGGCAGCAATGGTTTGACTTAGTTCTTGAACAAACTTAGCTTGCTCTGCAAAATGTCGTGCGCCAACTGGATACAACTTACCTGTTGCCATAAGGTCAGCTTTGGTGATGGTTTCAAACATTTCAGTACCATACTCTTCGTCTACAACACGCACCCTTTCTACATTTTCAAAATTACGCACGGCTTCAGCCAGCATACCATTTAGAACGGGCTCTAGAATGTTTCTTTCTAGCCAACTCACCTTGCTTTGAAAAATACGCCCGGCAGCATTTTCAAGTTGCTGCACTTCATATTTGGTTTTTTCGCCAGGAGTGCGAATGCCCATGGCTTGCTTAGGGGCACCTGCCAACTCTTCCATGCGGTTCATTAGGTCAGCAATTTGCATATCTGCATTTAATGCTGTAGCGTCAGGGCGCAGAAACTCTACATCACCCTCATCACCACAAAAAGCAGTGGCTCCCGGCTCATATTCAAACTCTTCTACTGTGGTACCCGTTATTTTCATAACAGGGTGGGCAATGAGGTCAAATACGTCAGCCTTGAGGTTTTCCAAATGGTCAATGCGATATTGCATTCCTACTAGCTGGTCTAGGGGCCCTTGTGCCCATAGGTTATCAGGACGAAGACGCCATCCACAATGGTGCATAGGCTTGCCACCAAGCCAATTGTCGTTGGTCTTTTTTGCCAATATCCATTTTCTGTCAATCACTGTAATGCGCTGATTGCGCAGCAGCTTCTTGTTTTCCTTGTCGTAAATGTCTCCCCAAAACTCTAGCAACTCCACCATGTCACTATCCATATACTCAGACAGTGAGCCAAAGCCATCAATGGTTAGGTTAATTTCCTTTTTAAACTCTGCGTTTTCACGGTAGTCACTACGAAACTGCATAGCTTTTGCAACAATGCTTTTGTCATAGCCTAATGCTGGTTTTGTTTCAGCATCCACCATGAAGTCGCCAATGGATTGTAGAACACGCCTAACCGCAGGGCTCTTTTCAAATGACTCAGCCGCAGGGTTAAACACAATGTCATTGGGATGAATGCGGTAAGCGCGGGGGCCCTTGTAACGCTCTACGGGGTTGTCAGCAATGTTTACAATGTCACGTACATAGTCGTAAGTGGCAAACACATTACCATAATCAATGTAGTCATACACCAGTTGACTAACTAATAGTTGAAAGTTAGACGCCTTCAACTTCTGTTTAATGTAGCTAACAATAGCTCTACGCTTCTTTGCTAAGTTTTCATTCTTGTCAGTGGATTCCCAAAAAAACCATTCGTCATTCGGAAACAAAGCAGCCATGTAATTGGCATGCAGGTTGTCACGAATTTGGGTGAGTTTAGGTGTTACCGTAGAGTTTTTCCAAGGCAACTTATTATTAGTAGTGGTGCGAGTAGACGTAGCAAAAAGATATTGGCGCAACTCTTGCTTATCCTCTCGCCACACTGAGCGCGCGTCATCCCATCGTTGCCACATATCCACAATGCGGCAAGCTAGGGTGTCGTTGTTGTAATAGGTGGAAATTACACTCATCGCATTGCCACTCCACCCCACTTGTTGTTGAAGTTCACTACGTTTCCTTTACGTGACCAACTGGTGCTAGAAATGCTGGGTTTAGCAATTTCTACACAAGAGGCTAGAGCATCCTTTACGTCATCATGCTCCGGGTTATTCATCAGCAATTCCTCTTCAAGAATTTGACAGTTGCCACCTTGGTAGTGAAACATTTGCCCATTCTGATAACGTGGCTCTAGCACGCTTGCAATGCGTTCTGCCTTGTTCATTGTTTTAGGAGGAAAATACTCGTCAATGGAAAACACTACAGATTGGCTACGCATAAAATCTTTGAACTGCTGTACAATGAGGCGTTGCGCAGCTACAGCTTCAGCCCGCAACTTGCGGAAACGCCACTTGCGGTAGACTTTTTCTGCATGCTCATACATTACGCTAATTTTATTAGTCTTAAACCTGTCAATGTCTAGAACATAATAGTTGTAATCTTCGTCTACTCCCACTACCACTATTGCCGTGTAGTCAGCACTATTACTAATAGAATAGGCAAAATCCATAGCGGCATAAATGGTAAGGTCTTTATTGCCAATGTGCCAAGTGCCGCTAATGTTTTCTACCTTACTCTTTTCGTAATAGTTAAACCTACTCTTGTCAATGATGGACAATTCTACAGCGTTAGGATTGTTGTAATATTGACTGTTTTGACAAGTAAGTCCATACACATTATATTGATGAGTGTTTTCCACCTCTAGGGTGTGTACTGGCCCATTGTACCAAGTGGGAATTACTTTTTGAATGAGTTGGTAATAGGTTCCATTTTCAATAAAGTTACGCGACTTAGTTGTACCATACCACCTAATGCTAAAACACTCCCTACATTTATACCCAAATGCTTCTCTACCTTCTCCGTACAGTTGCACAATGTAAGGAATGTGCCCTAGACGAAGAAGTACATCTTTAATTTCTTCCAGTAGGCGTAAATTAACTGAAGTAATACCAAACCCAACTTGGTTAGTCAGTGTAAACCCGTCACCTAACAAATAACCTTGAATAAGTTGTTCTTGCTTTTCCTTAGATGCATATTTAGCTTCATCATTTAGGTGTTTGCCATAACTGTAATAGCCAAAGTTGCGCAAATAGGCAAGTAGTTCAGGCCAATCTAGTAAAAAAATACGAGTATTAGCTTTAGTTACTGTCTGTATTGAGTGTATTCCATATTTGTGTAAGATGGAGTTAATCTTATCGTGGATACCCTTCTCTTGTGGATTTCTTGTGCACAAAGCTACATATTTCTTCCAGACATATCCCTCAGCTAACCAGTGCCCAATAAGCCACCAAACATCTTCTTCAAATGGTGTGTCTATAACTTTAGTTTCAAACGAATGGGCTAAATACCACCGTTCTGTTTTTTGTTTATTTAACCAGTCCCCGATTTGTTTATTAGAAGTGCCGTAATCCTTTTTAACTGTCTTGGACCTAATTGGAAATTTGTGCCCATAGGTAACATTGATAGCGTGGGGCACACCATAAACACTTACTTCGGCAATGTCTTCCGCAATATCCCGAATAAATTTATTAGCTACTTTATTGCCACCAAAGCTGTCGCCCACTTCAACACTACTAATAAGTTTGTGGCCTTGGTCGGTATATGCTAATGTGTCGGGTGTAAAACAATAGAACTGAGTTACATCTAGGTATTTGGCTTTCTTACGGGCTAACTCTTTTTCGTCAAAGCCAAATGTTTTGCCATCGCTTCGGCGCTGCTTAGGCCATAGAAACTCGCCATTAGTCTCAACCACTCGTTCAAACACCTCGTACACGGGCAACTCAACATCTTCTTCCGTTTCCCTGTTGTAGTAGATTTCCACCATTTCCATCATATCTTTGTACAGGTCGCCAGGATGATAGCGCGTACCTACGCACCATTCCTTAGCCCCTGTAGATTCAATGGAAGATAGTTGTGAGTAGAATGCCCTTACTTGCTCTCGTCCAGTTTCTGTATAAGCATTGTCAGGCACCACAACGTCATCAAGCACAGCAATAGTGCAATGGAGGCCAGTGACGTTAGCAGTGATGCCGGCAGCTTTAACAGTGTCATCACGAACACCCTCTGCCTTACGCTTTGGGTGGTCTACAGCAATGGCGTCCATAGACCACTTTTCTCGCTTACCCTCATTCTCATTAATCATTTCAGGCCAAAGGTAGCGATAGATGTCGCTAGTAAGAATATCCTTAATGGCTTTAAGTTGCTTCTCGGCAAGGTTGGCTGTAGCTGACACATAAAGAACAGTGGCGTCAGGATGCTTGGTAATCCACCATGCTACGCGATAGGCCATCATGGCGCTTTTTCCATGATCGCGGGGTAACAGCACTAACTGATTATCCTTGGCATCCTCCCGTTGCCACCAGCGAAATAACTCACTGTGTACAGCCCCCAATACACGGTGAGGGGCAATGGCGCGCACAAAAGTCTCTAAGTCTGCTTCACAAGCAGCCCTTAGCTCATCTCGTTGTTCTTTTGTAAGTTTAGCCAAAATTAGTATAGAGAGGCAATATACTCTTTAATATCTTCGTCACCAGCATCTTCAGGTAGTTGTACGTAATGTGGGCCACTGCGTACATTGTTCCCGTCTACAACAGTTGCTATTACTAGCAAACATTGCAAACCATCGTGCAATTCTTTTGAAGTGAGTTCAACTTGCATATTTTAAGCCGAGGTATACCCAGTGGCTACAATGCGCACTGCTGTAGCAGCAGCGCTTAGGTTGGCATTTAGAGCAGTGGCTGCGGTGGTGAGGATACCTGTTGGAAATTGTACAGGAATAGGAACGTTAGGCGGCAGTGGATAACGGGCCCTTTCTGTAACACCATCTAGTAGAATGAGTTCTACAATGGTTGCACTTGTGTTAATGGCCCAAAAACTTGTAATGTGGTTACGGATACCTGCTGCCGCTGCTGCGACCAATGGGGCAGGAGTTGTTGTAGTGAGAGAAAGTGAAGCAGCCCACTCCACTTGTGCTGGGGCATACGGCTTTACAATGAGTTGTGCGCCGCTACTTAGAGTTAGACGAGAAGAGTCACCCGCAATTAGAGTTGTAGGAGCGTTAGCAGTGCGTACAACACCGCCAACTACTACAGGGTTAAGCGTAGCAGCAGCATCTTCCGCAATGCTGCCACCAGTAACGCTAGATACAGCTATAGTGCCGCCTTGCATCTGTACGGGCAGGGCATGTGATGTGGCAGGATCGGCCGAAGCAATGCGAATTTTAGCATTGCTTTGATTTTCTATTTGCAAAAATCCAATGGTCCATGTAGTGGTACTGGCGGGAGCGACGGCACCATTTTGCGCTGTAATGAATAGGTATAGGGGTACTTCTGGATCTGGGATGTTTTCAATGCGGGAACCACGCTGTGTCCATTGGAACACTGTCGTGGACGCCACCAAACTATCAGCCAATCCCGTCGTGTTTGAATCATGCACAAGCTGTGTAACATGACCTGTAGCGGTAGTGTTAGTAGTGACACTACCTGCACCCGCTGACCACCCACGACGCTGGGTATCAAATGACGCAGTTGTGGCTGTAATACCACTATATTCAACTGCAATGTAATTCCAACCGTACAAAGTGAGAGTACCGCTACCGCTGGCGGGCCAACCCACTACAGTGAACTCCACGTCCTTGCCAGAAACAGAGGCAATGGGGTAGCGCCCTGGAACACCGTCTACGCCAACAACTGCGCCCAAACGAACAGATTGCCCAATGTTGGCTTCGGTAAAAGGATTACTGCCAATAAAAGTCACTGTCACCGAGGTGGCACCATTGACAACAAACGAAAGATTTTCGCCAATTAAGTCGGCTAACTCATATCGAAATAGTTGGTTAACAATGCGCTGCGATAGAATGGTTTTGACGCGGGCAAGAAGAGAGCCTGTAAAAGCCTCCTTTGACCGAACAACGGTTTCCGCGTTTGGCGTTACACCTGTTGCAATGTTAAGGTTGCCTCCCGATTGGCCCACAGTCATACCAAGGCCAGTTTGAACTAGCGTTAGTGCATCAGCGGCACCGCCCACAAGGCCATTACCTACTTCAGCAAAGCCTACTCGCAGAAAAGGAGCGGCTACGTTGTAAACCTTTTGCGCCGAAGCGACTTCATTAAGCATGTTCTATCTCCAAATTATTTAATGCTGCCGTCACGCTTACGCGCAAAACTCATATTCTTTTTGCCATCAACCACACGTAAATTGCTGCGCTTGTTGCTACCACCCTTACTCAAGGGCCTCTTATGATCGACGTGTTTCCCATCACCTTTTCGTACTTTACCTTCGCGCTCTAGCGTAGCGCGGGCTTTATTACGGGCTGCACGTTTCTTCTTCTGTTCTTCAGTGCCATCATACCGCTCACGCTGCTTGTCATAGTCGCGTTTTCCATTTTTCATGAAGGGCATTATTTACTCCCTACAAGTTGAATGACAGCGGCCAACTTCTCTTCCACCTTGCTGTTGTCCTTTTCCTCTTCTTCTTTCTTTGGCCTACCTACACTCTTCTTATTAGTAGGGGAGTCATACCCTTTATCTGCAAGCCATTTAGCAGCGGCTGTGCCGCCGGGGGCCTTGCTATGCTTCACCATGTCGGTAATGGCTTCTGACCTTAGCTTCACTTGCAACTCTTGGTGCCAATGGTCCACAACCCCTTTAAGTTGCGCATGGTTGCGTAGTTGTAGCCAATGATCCCAATCTCCTACAATGGACATAGCAGCGGCATATTCACTAGGGTCACGGGCATCTAGAAACATACTCTTCACTTGCTTAAGGGTGTAAATGGGTTTAAACTTAACGTCAGGGCGAGCAAACTCCTTAAACAAACCCAGCACAACATTCCTACCCGTGCTGTCCACCACTCTTTCCCTAATGTCAGTCATAATGGGTAATGTCCCTAATCATGCCTCGTGGAATTTGCTGCACATGCCCAGTGGCATTTTCACTTACACTATCAGTGAGGATGATGCCTTCAGGGCCATCATATAGAAGAATACCAGTGGTAACACAAATCCAAGGGTTATACTCGTAACTATCTTCTCCTATGTTCCAAGCCTCGGAAGTTAGAAGGATGGCATCTTCCCACTCCACCTTTACATGCTGCATGTCAACCCCTAAAAATGGGCCAGTGAGAGACAAACCATGAGGCTACAGCGCCCAGCATAGAGGCCAATGTCATCCCTGCCCAAAAGCCCCCTTTACCCTTGTTAGCAAGTTCCAACAGGGTTTTAACATCAGCTTTAAGGTCAGCTACATCCTTTTGTAGCTGCTCTACTTCTGCCTGCATTTTTCCAAATTGAATAGCGTCCATATTAACGCCAAGGATAACTTATAGAAAAGAAAATACGATTAAAAATAATGTTCAGGGGATTAAATGTAAGCCCCGTGATAGCATCATAAAATATAACTGTATTTGGATTGTTGCCAATTATTGTGTACATTCTACTAGTGCCGCCGGATGCGCTTGTATTGACCATAGCTCCTTGACCCATTACCAGTGGGTTAAACGGGGTAGCATTTTTACGAGGTATTGGCAACATTATTTCTACATACGATGGCCCCCCTGAAGTAGGGTAAAAATCAATGGCCCCAGAACCAGTTATGTGTACCCAATCTCCATTTACGATGTAATTGTTTTGCCAATTGCTGCTCCAAAGCACCGTTGACGACGCGTCCACAATGGTGAAGGGTATTGATGTGCCCGAACGAATAATGCCAGTTGTGTTGCCTAAAGGAGTGTTTAAGGAGCCGCTATTTCCAAAAAGAAAAGTAAGGCAATTAGTGTTTGTGTTGTCTGCATCAAACATCCCTGTCCGGGCACTAGTACCCATGGTGGGATTGTCTACAATGATGGCGTCAGCACTGCGAAGTCGGTAAGCTGTGGGCCCCGTTGCCCCATAATGGGTATTGCCTCTATAGTGCCCGGCACGGGCACCCACTGTGTTAACATCTGCTGTAGTGCACAAAGCAAAGCGTACATTCTCTATACTGGTTTTAACAGCATTATCCAACACCCCTGATGCAAACCCTTGAATGGCGCCGCCTACAACACTTACTCCCTCCGAGGCTACCACCTCAATGCCATTGCCGGTGTTGTTTCCACTTACCCCACTACTGTTGTCAAACGAGGGGTTACGAATAGCAAGGGAGTGTGAAGAGGCCAGCACCCTTACAGGGGCGGGTACACGTACACTGGTGGGGGCATCTACAACTAATCCTGTACAGCCAGCCCGAACAATGACTCCTGTTGCAACATCTTCCCACTGTGGGTATGACAAGGCAGCCCCTTGGCGCATATTGGTAAGGTCCATTGCTACAACACTAGTGCGGCTATTACCTCTCCACAATCCACCTAATACTTGAGAGGCAATGCCATTAGTTGCTGTAAGCATTGTCATGCCATTGGTGCCGGCTAGAAACACTGCATTACGACAATCAAACACTACACCAGCGGGTAGTGTTAACCCAGTGTTCAACAAATAAACTCCGCGCGCTTCAATGAAGCGGGCACCGCTATTCAGGACAGCTTGAATGGCCGTGGATGCTGAGGTCAATCCCAAGGGGCTTGCCCCGTAGTCGTTGACGTTGGCAACCTCTTGAAACCTCTCTTGCACAGTGCGGGTAACAGCCCCTACTCCCGTAGGAGTGTATTCCAGCGGGCGCCACGATGCGGCACTACCGTTGGTGTAAAGGTATTTACCTGCTTGACCAGCTTGCCCTGGTAGGGGGGCAACAACGGTGCCGGAAGGGACAACAAGTTGTCCGTTGATGGTTAGAGAAGTTACCGAAACGCTGGCAGCATTAAGAATGTCATTGCCATTCATATCCAAATCGGATTCCATGGCATTGGGCCCTGTGCCGTCTCGGCTCAGGGTATTTTCAAATCCTTGCTGAATGGAGTCGAAGTTGGCATTAAGGGCCCCTACGCTGCCGTAGCGGCTATTAACGTCTGACAGGGGCACTTTAGACATAAGTTCCTTTGTTGTATCCCCACAACGGGGCTTAGAATGCTAAGTCGAAGCCATATTCGTCAGTTTTTTCAGCGTGACGAAAAGACATCATCCTGTTATATTTTGCAAGAAGCTGTGCTTCACTAAGCACTGCTTTAGGTTTACGTGTAGACTGGGCTTTGTTGTACCCTTTAGTTGGGTCAAGAGTGCCATGTTGAGACATGTAATAGTTTTCTCTTTCTTGCAAGTAACTATCAGCACATCTTTCCAGAATTTCTACGTCAAAAGCTTCTTCTCTAAACGAGTAGCGGCGGTGCCGCGCAATACGCTCTTTTAAATTTAAACTGCTGCCAACGTATTTTTTGCCAGTAGTTTTGCAAGTGAACATGTAAATTCCAGAGTCCATTGGTCTTCCTGTAATTTTCTAGTTGTAAGAGTACATATGCTAATAAAAAGTTCCCTACGGTAGGTTTTTGGCAAAGCCATTTAAACGCGTTTTAAGGCGGGTCAGGCCCCTTCAAGCTACCCTGGTAGCTCCCTGCCCATTTAAACGCCTCCTAGGGCCCTTTAAAGAGGTTCTAGAGCCATTGAGCCCCTCCTCCGAGGGTCGGGTGGGTGGGAGTTCAAAGACCTGTTAAGGTCATGTAGGGTAGGTAAAGTACTGGAAGCTAGAATTTTTGTGAGAAATTGTTGCGGGGTTGTGCAACATAAAACTCACACCCCACACCCCCGGGGTGGGCAGGGCCTGCCGGCCAGGGCTGCCAAATGGAAATGCCTGCGGCGCTAGGCTGACGGGAGTCAGTGCCCCTAGCTGCCAGAATGCCTGCGGCGCCAGCTGCAATTATTCTTGTTTAGCTGTATTAGCGCCCGGTCAGGGCGCATATGAACAAGGGTAAACCCTTATAAGCTGCTATATATAGTAATATATAGTAATAGTAATATATATATATATAGTAATATAGTTATATATACTAATGTATACATAGTAATACTATGTTAGTAAGTACTAACTAATAATATATATGGGCAGCTATATGTATGTATAACTATTACTTATCTATTGATAAACAACATAGCAGCGGCGCAAGCGCCAGCATCAGGAGCGGCAAGCCGCGACACCCATAGCAATCTACGTGCCAAGTGAATGAGAATGCTTCTCAACAACGCACTAGGGGCCGTGGCACCAGTATGGTGCGTGCTCAGGAAGGGGCCTAGCAGCCCGTTTAAGGCGTTTTTCCCGTTTTCCTTGTCCTACCCCTGGCAAAAAAAGATAGGGGTGTTCTAGGGTACCCATAGAAAATAGGGGGTAGGGTATGCAATGTTCTAGGTGAAGGCATACCATACGGGGTAGGGGTACTTACTGCTAGGGGTAGGGGTATGCGTTTTCCTGGTATGTTCCTTGCAAGAGAGTGTCCTTAGGGTTTCCACCTATGGGCAGCAAAGGTCCGTCATAACACTTTAGGCAGGCTGCAAGCCATTCAAATTCTTAGCACGCTGCATTGAAAAACTTTCAACCGCAAGGGGCCGGGGCAGGTTCCCAATACATCCCATGCCGCAGCGATGCGGCTAGTGGTAGCGATAGCAGGCAACCCGCTTAGGGTAGGTGCGAACAAGAGCAAAAGGGGAACACCGAAAGGTGCAAGCGCCAAGTCCCTGGCAGCACTCAGTGGGCACTGGGACCGAAAGGTTCAAAAGGCCCCCGGCAAACCAAGCCTGCCGATACCACGCTCTTTAACAAGTAACCCCGCGCTTTACTCGGGTATCCAAACCGATTAGAGTGCAGGACATAGCAGGGGAGGCACCCTCTAGCAGGCCAGAGCTTCAACGTAGGCGAGTGCTGATGCTAGGCGTGCCTTAGGATGGGTTCAGCCCACTAACCCGGACGAAGCTATGTCTCTTTAACAATTTAGGCCCCGTTGCACCAGTTCAGGGTAAACCCTGAGGTAAGGCAAGGCGTAGCCAGCTGCTATGTCAGGGAATGTTTTGCGGGTTTGAGTGAAGAAACCTGCCGTTATGAAGGACATAACTAATAAGGAATAAGGTATACCGAATCCCTTATTGGAAATGTCCCTTATAAACAGAGCATGTTTTGTGCTTTGTTACATAGGGGATATCATGGTTCAATACAGCCAGCATCAGCGCCTAAAAAAACAAAATAAAAAGATCTACAGAGCATACCAAGCATGGCAGGAAGACTCATCCGGCAAAGATTCCGAGCGCAACAAACTGCTATGGCAAAGATGGCAATACGAGGTTCGTCGGTTAGAGCAGCTCATGGAGAAATTCGAGTGATTCAATCTGGCTTTCAAACCCTGGACTACAATCCGGGCAATGCTTCGCGCCGCACCTTCAAGGGCTACCGTCGTCCCGTCGGGTTCGCTATCCCGGTGGTGTTCAAGCCGGCCAAGCGCCCATCCGTGCCCATCGGCACCGTTCGCATCGTCAAGGGGAAGTAATGAACAAATGGTTTTCCTTAGTTGACAGTGGGAACATTGTCGATGACATAATTCTCGCCTTGTTTGTTGTTTTTGTTATCCTTCTGTTTTTGGGGGTAATATGACACGGAAAGATTACTCGGCCCTGGCCCTTGCCATGGCAAAGGTTCGCCCTCCGGTAGAATGGGAAGAATCCCGCCGCCAATGGGAACGTGGAGTAACCACACTAGCGGAGGCACTGCAAAAAGACAATCCTCGGTTTAACGTTGGGCTATTCTTTGAAGCGTGTGCAAAGTAATCTATTGCATAGGGCATGCGATGCGTGCCCCTTGTTATAGGTTTCTTCCACCGTGGCACACTGCCACTCTTTTTGATAGGTGATTAATATGTCTTTGACCCGCGACCTTTTTGATGCCCTTACCTTGGGTGCTCAAGCCAAGGAAAACGGCCGCGCTGCTGGCGCTGGCACTTGGGGGAACTATGTCCCTGCCGTGGCCTACGCCAGGGCCAGCCCCGATGCTGAAGCATTGGATGAGTCGCACAAAGCCCTCATTGCAGATCTTGAAACCATCGGCCCTTTGACGAAGGATCAAAAGAACTCCCTCACCAGTGCGAAGAGCATCATCAAGAAAGCCATCATTAGGGGTGTTGACCTATGGCGCAGGGATGACAGCGGCTCCATTGTGTTTGAGGATGGCAAGCCCGTGCCTCGTGGCAAGAATGATTTGCAAGAGAGTAAGACCGATTACGAAAAGGTGCTGGCTCAAGTCGATGCCCTCATTAAGAAGTTTGAAAGTGAGGGGCGGGAACCTTTCACCGTGACACAATTGGAAACCATCGCCGGCCGACTGCTAGTGTTTGCCGAGGGGGTGAACCTTGAAAAGCAGCGGGCTGATGCCCCCTTCTGACTCGCGGAAAATTGAAGAGGAAAGCATGAAACACTGTTTTGTTTTGTTTTTGCTCTATCGTGGTGAGGTCGAGAAATTTCTGCTGAAGGCCGAGACAGTGGCCGAGGCGTTTAAAGAGGCCGACACATACCAAATGCATGGCGAATGGGAGTTTTGGAAACTAGAACGGATGCAAGCATGACGGACCCTAATGCATGGGACTTGATGGATGACTCCGAACCAGACAGCTTAGAAGCTGCTGATCCCATGGTGTTTATCCATTATAGAGAGCTGTATCTAGAGGATGTGGATACACTAATTTTTGACAATGCGCTGATGTGCAAGGGTGTGATTAATGCGAGAAAAGAACGCACCCGGCGTGAGTCAGCTTGAGCGACAGGTTAGGGCATCACTGCAACCGAAGCGAGGAAACATGAACGCATTGCAATGGCTAAACAACTTGCGCCCAGCGCTACCCATGAGCATTGAGCAGCCCTGCAAGCCGATGAGCAACGGTGAACTGCGGCGCCACATGCAACAGGGCGGCGTGCTGGTGAACGGAGAACGCGTGACGCCCGACGAGCGCATTGACTTCCCGGTGTTCTCGCTGGTGTTCTTCCCTAAGTCGGCAGCGCGCCGCACGACGCTGGTGTGAAGCGTGAACAACTTGGAGATCATGGGAATGAATCCGATTCAAGAGTATATCTACCGCACACTTGAGGGTGCTCTTAATCCAGAGCAGCAGTATTTTGCTGTAGACACGCCCTGGCGCGGCCCTTATCCTCTCACCAGTCTCGTCGAATGCCACTTTGACATCGGATCTTGCAGGGCCTTTGGGGCTTTTTGGAGTTACTACATTACAGATGATGAGTATCTAATGTGCCTTGCAATGCTTTATACTCTAGCTGAAGACCAAGGAGTGTAACTATGCTAAAAACGCTAAATTTATGCGCATTTCTAGGTGCGGCCGTGTGGGCTTTCTTTATCGAAGACCCATCTCGCAAATCAGAAATATATTTTTGGGCACTTGTCAACCTAGTCGCATTCACTTATGAAGGCCCGTAATGACTACTCTGCTAGAAACTAGCCACGTTGAAACCTACATTGCCGCATGTGCTGAAAAAGCAAATGTACGGGTAATGTGGGATAAGCCACACAGTGTGCCCCGCACCGATGGCCGCACCATGTGGCTGCCCCGTATTAGTAGCTCTGCCACCCCCTCCGATTTGGTTGACTTGCGGTATTTCGTCAAGCATGAAACTTCGCATGTCACCTACACCGACTTTTCATTCTTCAACGAAAAGAAAACGTCGTCTCTGTTGCAATTTATTTGCAACATCTTGGAAGACAATCGCATTGATTACTTGAACGACAGGGAATGGGTGGGCGATGCCAAGCTAACTAACGAATGGGTGCCTGTATATGCTGCCCGCATTGCAAAAGCTGACGCTGCTGCAAAGGAGGCGGGTCAACTGCTCTCTGCTGTCTTCGCGTGGGAGGGTCATTATCGAGAGTGGGCGTCGTCCTGGCTCACTGACATCCACACACCCATCCATGCTGCTATGGATGGTGATAGTAAAGTGCGCTATGAAAAGCTGATGGCCGGAACCTACGGGGATCGACTAGCTAGTCTGCGCACCCGTAAAGATGGCGGCACCACTGCTCTGCTATCCCTAGCAGAGGACATTGTACGCGACATTTTTAATATGAAACCGGAGGAAATGCAAGGGAAGGTAAAGGAAGGTGGGGAGAAAGGCGATGGCAAGGGTAAAGAGAAGGGAAAAGGTAGCAGTGAACCCGGTCCTGGTGACGACATTGATCGTCTCATTGATGTATACCAAAAAGAATTGACGGGAGGTTCTCACTTTGAACCATCTCGCACTGGTCAGCATCTACTGCATGAGGTGTCTAGTAGGAATGACTGGATTATTCCGTCTAGTCGTGACTACATCATCAAAAGATTTGGTCGCGCCGAAGGCCGTTATGGGCGCTATTTTAAGAAGAATGAAGTTTCTTCCATCATTGATGGGCACACTAAGCCCCTCTCCGCAAAGCTGCGGCATAAGCTGCAAGTGAGGTCAAAAGGCAGGTATGAATATGGCACAAAATCTGGTAAGCTACACACTGGCTCTCTTCACAGATTGGTGTCTGCGCGAGGCAGTGAGGCAGAATCCCGCGTGTTTCGTCGCCATGTCACGACAGACACCCTGGACACGGCTGTAAGTCTGCTAGTAGATTGTTCCGGTTCTATGTCGGGGCACAAGTTTGAAATGGCATGTGCTGCTGCTGCTGCCGTCGGCCTTGCCCTTATGCCTTTGCATATTGCCTATTCCATTTTTGGGTTTAGCAATGGCTCAGATGCCCAAGAGAGTCCAGTTATCAATGTGTTCTCTGACTGGGGGGAGAATGTCAATCAAGGTAGTCTGATTAATAGGTTTGCAGAGGCATCTGAAGCTCTCTATAACAATAGCGATGGTGATGCCATCGCCTGGACATTCAACAATTTGATGCAACGAAAGGAAAAGCGACGCATCCTCATTGTTCTTTCTGATGGTAGCCCCGCTGGCCGGGATTGGGCTGGTGATGTTACGGGCTACACTAAGCATGTAGTGGAATCCATTGAGAAAGGTAAAGCTGCATCCATCTATGGTGTGGGCATCCTAGACAGCAATGTCAAGAAATATTACACCAAGAATGTTGTTCTTAATAGGGTCGAAGACCTATCTAGTTCTATTCTTTCTATTCTTGATAAGGAAATTTAATCATGGCTGAAGTCGCTGCTGAACTCCTCGCAAAGCTCCGCGAGATTACTGACAAGGGTGCTGCTGAGGTACCTGCCACCAAGAAAAAGGTAGAGAAGACTGCACCGGAAGTGCCGAAGGTTAGCATTCCGAAGGGTGCTACCAAGTTTTCTGATGTGTTTGGTTACGTGCCATCATTCGGTGATTTCGCTGTCACTGTGCTACCTACTAATAGCAATCCCGAAATTGCCCGCCTTGTGCCCACTGTTGATCCTGATTATGTAGTGCAAAATGAGGAGGCGGCACTACTTGTTGCTGGCATTGAGGATAACGACAAGACTCTTCTCACAGGCCCTACGGGCAGCGGGAAAAGTTCGATGGTGAAGTATGTATGCGCCATGTTGAATAGGCCCTTCATCCGCATCAATATGTCCGGTGATGTGGAGAGTGCCTCACTCTTTGGCACGCTTGTTGTCGAAGGCGGGGCCACTGTGTGGCGCGATGGTGCCATCACTGAAGCTGTCAAGTATGGTGCTGTATGCCTTGTTGACGAGTGGGAACTGATGCCCGCAGAAATTGCAATGGGCATGCAAAACCTGCTGGAAGATGGTGGTTATCTCTACCTGAAAGAGAAGCCGGGCACCAGTGCTGACCGCACATGCGTCCCCCATGATAATTTCCGCCTTGTCTTTGCCGGTAACACGGTGGGCCAGGGTGACACCACGGGTGCATTCAATGGTGTAGGCGTGCAAAACACTGCCACCATTGACCGCTTTACTAATACGATCCGGCTGGACTACCTGAGTGCCACTCACGAAGTATCCATCATCACTAGCCGCACCAGCGTGCCGAAGGCACTGGCTCAGGATATGGTGAAGATGGCGGGTCTAGTGCGCAGTGCGTATGACAGCGGTAAACTGGGCCTCACCATGAGCCCTCGTACCCTCATCAATTGGGGTCGCAAGATGGGGCGTTACTCGCAAGGTCATGCCTTCCGGGTAGCCTACATGCAAAAGCTGCATGATGATGACAAGAAAGCTGTCTCGGAAATCTACCGCAAGGTGTTTGGCGAGGAAGTGTGATGTGGCGCCTATTCCTGCCACGTAAATGGTCTTTGTTTGTGGAGGTTTGCCTAGCCGCCACAATCACGGCACTCCTCATTGCAATCATCGTGCATTGGTAACCACGGGGGCCTTGTGCCCCTGCCCTCTTCTTAATAGGCGCTCTATGCCCTGCTATAAAATTGCACTCACTGAAGATAACGCACTATTCATTGAGTATAGTAGTGATGATGGTTTTCGTAGGTATATTTATTCTAGCGAAACTGGGGCGCCTGTCACGACTGGGCTCCAACCCGGGGATTGTGACATCGTTATCACAATCAATCATTACCAACTAATAGCAGCCCTAAAGGCTATGGCACGCGATGCGCCCGGTGATTACAGCGGTGGTTAAGGATAAGAGGGGGAGGGTGTTGGCCGTGGGGCAGAACTCCTATGTCAAAACTCACCCCCTTCAAGCATGGGCATCTAAGAAGGTAGGCACCCCTGCCCGAATATTCTTGCATGCTGAAGTGGCGGCATTGCTGAAATGTGATTGGTCTAAAGCCCACTCCCTATTCGTCTCACGCTGGTCTGCTGATGGTAGACCAATGCTGGCAAAGCCCTGCCCCTCTTGCATGGAAGTTATTAAGAAGGCAAACATCAAGAGATTGGAGCATACATGAAAGAGTATTCAGCGTGTGATGTGACTTGCACAGTAGGGGAAGAAGAACTAATTCGCATCTATACGCGGGATCACTACATTACTTTGGGCGCTGCAGGTATTGCACTAACCAAGTGCGTACCCGGCGATCCGGCCCGCGAAATAACGCCGATGGAACCAGTGGTGATGTCATCACATGACTTATACCAAGCAATTTTCTCTTATGCTACTAGTAAGGGTCGAACACTACACTAAAGCGAGGTATACATGAGTGACAGATATCTAATGGGCCAGATAACCATTGCTGACAAAATCATTCGTATTTATGTGGGTGGCCCTAGTGGTTACTTCCACATTAATCCTGGCGGGTTTTGTACCTACGCCGAGCAAGGGGGTAACGACGTAGCCGATGATGAGCCTGTAATTCTCACAACACAAGACTTACACAAAGCCATCACTGCTTATGCTACTAGTAAGAGGTAGATATGGACCAATATGAGAGAGGCAGTGTTACTATTTCAGAAGAGTATAACATACGCTTCTACGATACAGAAGCTGGCGATAGAGGCTACTATCGCCTCGCAGATGACGGGCGCGGGCAGCACATTAAAGTGGGTGGGTGGGCCGTAACCCCTGGCGAGGTTGTCGTAATGTCTATCAACGATGTGCATGCGGCAATACTTGCATATGCGAAAGAAAAAGGACTGGTAAAATGACTTCTCTATTCGGCCATAAGGCTATGGAAACCCTGGCCCTCTCTCACCCTGAGTGGGAGAGCATGGCTGACGAAGAGCAAGTGAATGTCTCTCACCATAGGTGTGAAGATACAGGCATGACGGACCATAGGGCTAGGCTCTATATTAAATACACCGATGGTGCCTATGTGTTCATGTGCCACAATTGTGGCGTGCATGGCATGTATAGACCTAAAGAGCGTGCCTCCATGCTGAGAGGGGAAGTGACCGCACCCTTGGGAGTGGTCCCGTCGCGTAAGTTACAGGGTGAGTGGGCCTTGGCAGCATGTGAGGGCAGCGTGCCTCTTTGGCTACTAGAGCATGGGTTTGACTCTGAAACTTGCCGCTATTACACTATTAAGTGGGATGCCAAAGGCATATATTTACCCATTTATGACGACGCATTGGGGGACGTTGTAGGCGTGCAACGTCGAAACTATACAGGTAAGCCGAAATATACCACGGAAGTAACTTCAAAGTTCTCTGGTTATTGCTATCTTTGCCGGGAACATCCTAAGGACGGGGACACTTTATACATTACCGAAGACCTCCTATCTTGTTACAAGCTGCATGTAGTGGGTAAGAGTGCTTTAGCAGTGATGGGCACCAAAACCCCTACTAATATGCCCCATGATTACAAGAGAGTTACCATTTGGCTAGACAATGATGCTGCTGGACACAAGGGCGCTATAAACATGGTGAGGGAGCTTAGTTCCCTCTACTCTAATGTGTCAACAATGTTTGAAAAGGAAGCTAAGACGTGGACACTGGAAGAACTGATGAAATTACCGTAGGCGATATTTACGAGGCTAGTGATGGTGGCCTCTTCATGACTGTGGTAATGGCAGGCACTGAGCCTAGGGTTTATAAGCTGCTATGTATTAAAAAGGGCGTCGATGTGGATAAGGTGGGTAGTGTTTACACCCACATTACTACTGGATGGAAGAAAGTGGGGCACTTTGATGGCATCTAAGTTTGAACCCGGTGACATTGTGGGGCTTCCTGGTCGGTCTGACTCCTACTACCTAGTGACCAAATACATGGGCATTGTTTATTGGCTAAGGCTTAGCCATAGTGATGCTGGCGGCGATGGCATCTTATGCGTGCCATCGGATCAATCGTGCTGGACAAAAGTAGGGGAATTTCATGGACTTTAAGCCGGGAGATATCATCAAACATAAAAATGGCATCGTTTACCTCCTCACTGCACCTAGGGGCAGTGATGGTAGTAAGTGGCACGTTGTTTGTTTGGTGGGAAATGGCGCGGGCAACCTTATCTACTATAGTGAAGATACCTTCAAGCAGTGTGGCCCAGGTTTGTGGACAAAACTAGGGAGTTTAGATGAGCTATGACATTGACATTCTTCGACTAGCAGCAGATAAGGATAAGTGGGCACGCTTTGCCCCCCTTATTAAGAAGAGCAATGTCTCTTCCATTACAAGTGACATTTTCTCTGTAGTGGGTGACTATTGGGATAACTACCCCGCACACACTGCCTTGGACATTGACACTCTACGCACATTCTTCTACATTTGCCGAGGCAAGAAACTTAAAGACCCTGCTGCATATGAAGCTGCCTTTGACCTACTGAAGAAACCAACCACTACGGCACCCCTAGAAGCCATTGAAAAAGCCCTCATTGAGAAGCACTATGCAACACTCATCTATGACGAAGTTTTGGGCGTCAGTGTGGGACGCACTGGCACTAGCCTGGACAATGTTCGTAACTTTATGGATGAGCGTGATAAGGAAATTGGGGCAACACTCGATAGGACTAAGCTATTTGTTCCCCCTTCTCTTAGCTACATTAGCAGCGTGGTTGCAAGTAAGGGACTACAGTGGCGCCTTACAGAGCTTAATGTATCACTTGGGCCGCTAAGGAAGGGTGATTTCATCATCCTTGCCGCTCGTCCCGAGGCGGGTAAATGCCTAGGTAAAGACACTCCCGTTCTTATGCATAATGGTACTATTAAAAATGTACAGGATGTGCAAAATGGTGATGTAGTTGCTGGCCCAGGTAACGCACCGCGCTTAGTATCAGGTGTGACTAAGGGTAGTAGCATGCTCTACCGTGTCAGTTACGGGTTTGGAGAAAGTTACGTGGTGAACGAAGACCATATTCTTTCTTTGAAGCGCTCCAAAACCGAGGGTAAGCATAAGAATGGCGATGTACTAAACATCAGTGTACGAGACTACCTTGCACTTCCCAAAAGCACAAAAGCACGGTGCAAAGGCTGGAAGGCTGCTGTAGAGTATCCAGAAGCACGGCATTCTTTGCACCCATATTTTGTGGGTTTGTGGTTAGGTGATGGAACCTCAGAAAACAGCAATCTTACTAACGCAGACTGTGAAGTATTGAGGTGGTTACGTATGTATGTATCTACCGTAGGTGTGTCCTATCGTGAGGAAGTTAGGACAAACCAAGGAAAAGCACTCTCGGCTATTATTAACAATGGTAGAGGTAAAAAGAACTACGTCCGTGATTCTTTGGCGGGACTAAATCTGCTAAATAACAAGCATATCCCCCATGAATATATGGTGGATTGCAAGGAAAACAGACTTTGCTTACTGGCAGGGTTACTGGACACAGATGGTAGTCGCGGGCGATATGGTTATGAGATAACACAAGTACGAAAAGGATTAGCTACACAAATTCTTCATCTTGCGCGTGGGTTGGGCTTTCACGCCACTATGCGTGAGAAAATTGTTAACGGAGTAAGTTATTGGCGAGTGTCTATTTATGGTGATGTGCATAGAATCCCCGTAAAAGTAGAGCGCAAAAAGTTTTGTCGCTCGAAAGTAGTACCTAAGCGCAAGGGGCTACATTTTGGCATTGATGTGCAACCTATTGGAGAAGGTGATTATTATGGATTTTGCGTGGATCAAGACCACCTGTTCTTACTGGGGGATTACACAGTTACTCACAACACCACCATGATAGCTTCTGAAGCTTCTTACATGATGCCACAAATGGCAGAAGATGAACACATTTTGTGGATTAACAACGAAGAAGGTAGTGCTAAGGTGATGAGTAGAGTAGTGCAGGCTCACCATCAAGTGACTACAGGTGACTTGTTTGCCTCTATTAGTAAGTACGAAACTGCGTTTCTGGCTTCGGGCGGTAATCGTTTCCTCATCACTGATGATGAGACTAAGGTAACCCCCCACACCGTAGAAAGAATGTGCAAGGAGTTTAAGCCCGGCCTCATCATCTTCGATCAGCTAGATAAGGTGCAAGGGTTTAAGAACGACCGCGATGACTTGCGCATTGGTGCTCTATACAAATGGGCTAGAGAGTTGGCTAAAACTCATTGCCCAGTCATTGCGGTGAGTCAATTAGACGGTAGTGCTGAAGGTGAGAAATGGGTGACAATGGACCACCTTCGCGGAAGTAAGACAGACAAGCCCGGAGAAGCAGACGGCATCATCATTATTGGTGACCCGCGCGATGGCACCCTTGATCGCTACATTTCCATCGCAAAGAATAAGCTGCATGGCGGGCCTGATTCCCTGGAAGCACATAGGCATGGGAAGTTTCAAGTAACCATTGAGCCGAGCAAGGCTCGATATATTTCGCACTGGAGAGTAAAGTGATCGAACACGGCATTACTAGTATGTCAGTCGTATCTAACGAGACACAGCCCAATATCTTCTGGCTAGAAATAAATTGGGCTGACCATAGTCAATGCGTTGTAGTAACGCACGCCGGTTACATGGTAGGACATAAATGTAACGGCCGTCTTGCTAAGTTGCGATCCGAGCACCGCAGTGAGCTACGGGATTTGCTGCCCGCAGAGCATTGACGAACAAAGTGAGCATTGGAGGGTACAATGGAAGAGAAATGGGTTAGTGCTGTCGAGGCATTGAGGGATCCAGGTCTATACATAGACAACAGAGAATCACCTAAAACTTGGATTATTACTCGCAATGATCCACAATCAGCTTTTTGTTTTAATGTTAAGAGTTGGGCAGGTGCAGCGCACTCCCCCGCTGTATTTGCCAGTAACACATTTTATAAGTATAGGAAACTAATGTGACACCCTTGTTCTTTGATGCTGAAACCACAATTCGCTGCCCTGTTGGCAGCAACAAGGCCCACCCCATGTGGCGTGGTAACTCCATTGTAATGTATGGGTATAAGGTAGAAGGGGGTAAGCTGCGCATTGAGCATGCCTACAAACCGACCGGCGCACCGGACGCAGGCACTTTCATGTGGGTAGGGCACAACATTAAGTTTGACCTCTCTTACGTATGGCGCAATTACCCTGATGAGCCACTGCCTCGCATTTGGGATACTCAACTTGCAGAATACATCCTTACAGGGCAGCAGCACAAGTATGCCTCTCTAGACGAATTGACAGAGAAGTATGTAGGCAAGCATGCCCTCAAGGATGACAAGATTAAAGCATATTGGAAGGCGGGCATTGACACTACAGACATTCCCAAAGAAGAGTTGGAGCCCTACTTAAGTGGTGACATTCTAAATACGGAAGCCATCTTCTACAAGCAGTGGGAAGTAGCTAAGGAACAAGGGCAGCTAGACCTACTCCTAATGCAAATGGACGCTCTACGGGCCACTACTAATATGGCTCTGGCAGGTATGGCAGTGGATTGGGGATTTGTAGAGAGGCAGCGGAAGATATACGAAGAAGGCTATATCAACTCTCTAGCAACACTCAATTCATTAGCTCCTGCTTTAGACCCTGCCTCACCTAAGCAGCTTTCCCTCTACTTTTTTGGGGGTGAAGTTAAGGAGAAGGTGAAGGAGCTAGATGGCTTTTACAAAAATGGGAAACCGCGTTTTAAGACCCGGGAGGTATCTACCTACCTACCCGGTCGCGTTGACGCCTCTACGGGGCTTCTAGGGGCCTTGGTGAGGGGTTCTAGTGGCTACTATCCAACCGGGGATGACACCCTGGATGCCATCATTGAGGCAGACAAGACTGGCAAGGCTGCGGCTGTAGCCCAACTCATTAAGGATTTGCGTTTCCTTGCAAAGGTTAAGGATACCTATTACCAAGGATTGCTAGACCTACGCTTTCCTGAGGGGTACATCTATCCGCAGCTAAACCATTGTGCAACATCTACCGGGCGGCTAAGTTGCACTAGCCCAAACCTGCAAAATCAAACTGATGCAGGGGATGTAAAGCGCAGCTTTATTAGTAGGTGGGGCTCTACTGGCCGCCTTATTGAATTTGACTACAGCCAGCTAGAAGTGGTGTGGCTTGCCTACTTGTCAGGTGACAAACAACTCATTCATGACATTCAACATGGCGTTGACATGCACATTGAGCTGTACAAGGAAATGTATGGTAGGGCACCTACCAAAGCTGAACGTAAAGCATTCAAGCCCCGTTCCTTCCAACTCATCTATGGGGCAGGCCCCAAGGCCATTGCAGAGCAGGGTAAAATTCCATTTGATGAAGCTAAAAAGTTCATCAAGGTGTTTTACACTCGCTATAAGGGTGTCAAAGAGTGGCATGATGCAATGCTAAGAACAGCAGATAAAGAGAAGGAAGTAGTGTATAAAGAAGAAGAAACAGGAGTACAATATAGATATACATATACTACTCCCTATGGTCGTAGATATGTTTTTAATAGCTACTATGTAGATTGGAAAGGAGGGCATGCCCTATCACCTACAGAACTAAAGAACTACCCAGTGCAAGGCGGTGCAACAGGTGACATGGTGCCCCTCATCCTGGGCATCTTGCAACGACGTCTAGAGGCGGAGGGTTTGCATGGCAAGTGTCTCTTAATTAACACAGTGCATGACTCCATCCTTGTTGACTGCAAGGAGAGAGAGGTGTATAATGTTATCTCTGTTGTTAAAGATGTTATGGAGAATTCACCTAAGTATGTAAAGGGTTTCTTAGACCCTACGTTCCCATTTGACACCATGCGTATTGGTGTTTCAATGGGTTTGAACTGGCAAGATATGGAAGAAATGGAATAACCTATGAGCTACACTGTTACCGCTATCAACGACCGCAAGGTTAACACGAAGTTTGGCGAAAAGCTGTCCTACACCTTCATGGCAAATGGTGAAAGGTTCAACCTTGGCTTCAACAAACCCGCCTTTAAGGTGGGTGACACCATTGAGTTTACGTTCACTGAGGGCAGCTATGGTAAGGATGTGGAGAAGGGCACTGTGCGTGTCATCGCCAAGGGAGCGCCTGGAGTACCAGCCGCAGCGCCCTCCCCGACCAATGACGGACCTTCTGCACCAGCGGCGGCAGGTCGGAGCTATGGCCCCCCTAGCCGTCCCTTCCCCATTCCCCTACTGCATGGCGACCGTGCCATCATTCGGCAGAATAGCCTCACCAACGCTGTAAAGCTATTTACGGATAGCACAGATGGGGATACCATTATCAAGATGACCAGTAGTGAGCTTATTGAGAGTGTCCTTTTAATTGCCCGTGAGTTTGAAGAATATAGTGCGGGTGATGCGGAACGCCGCGCTGCCGAGAAGGGTGATGAGTGAAATCCATCGAGACTCTCGTAGATGACATCTACAAGGTGGCTTCCGGGGCTTCGGCCCCTTTTGGTGACACCTTCTCATTCTCTACCGACTACAGCAAGTGGTGGGGTGAGCCTTGGGTGCGGAAGGAGAAGCACCTATCCTTTTCTGAAATTGGCAAGCCCTGTCTCCGACAACTCTGGTATGAGGTAAACACCCCCACTAATAAGGAGGAGGTTGATGGGAATCTCCGAATTAAGTTTCTATATGGCGATATGTTGGAGTCTCTTGTTCTATCTCTCACTAAAGCGAGCGGCCATGATGTACAAAGAGAGCAAGAGAGGGTCATTTATAATGTCGGCAATGGCTGGACTATTTCTGGCCGCCTTGATGCTTTCATTGACGGTGTTTGTGTTGATGTAAAGAGTACAACAAAGAACGGCATTCGCAAGTTTGAAGAGGGGTTGAAGGATGATCCATTTGGGTACAAGCATCAGCTAAGTGGCTATGCTGTTGCTACTGATAGTAGTGCTGCTGGTTTTCTTACAATACAGAAGGAGCTAGGGCACATTGCCTACTTCCCCATTGAAGTGGATAAGGTGCACTTCGCAGAGCAGGCGCATGCTGCCACGGAAGCTGTAGAGTTGACAGAGAATACGCTACCTCGCTTAGGGCTGGTGCCACAGAGTAATACTAGTAAGAATATGAAGTTGTGTACAACGTGCTCCTATTGCGGCTTCAAGAAGGAGTGTTGGCCTGATATGCGGGTGTTTAACTACTCGACAGGCCCGGTGTTCTTAGTTAAAATTGTAGATGTTCCACGAGTGCAGGAGATTGTATGACCACACCACTTACAGACCAGGAGTTGCAAGAGCTACGCGCCTGCGCAGATGCCGCAGGGCTTAGCCACGAGCTTTCTGTGCTGCTGTTTAAGGCTGAGCGCAACGCCGAAGCGTGCCCCACTTGCGGCAGCGACTGCAACGAGCGCGACGAACTCATCAAGGCCGAGCGAGAAATTGAGCGCCTGCGGGCCATGCATGCCGCGCTGCCGCGCCTGCCGACCCCGCGGCTGCTGGCGAGCGGCACCATCGCCGGCAAGCGCATTGAGCTGCATGGCTGGCACACCGAAGATATGGAAGTCTGGCAGCGCCAGCACGGCCTGAAGTTCGGGGCCTAACTGAGCTATAGCCAAACCTCGCAAGGTGATTTCATTTTAATAAGGAGATCAAATGACACCCCGAAATATGACACCAGAAGAATCCTATCGCTACTACTATGCCGAGGGGGAGTTTGCCCTAGCACAACTGTACAAGAGTATTTGTGAAAGTGAAGACTACACAACCTCCTTAGAAGAAGAAGGAGAAACTTACTGACAAGAGCGAGTGTGGAAATGAAGACTGACTTGAGCGAGGTGTTAGGCGCGCGTAGCCGTAGCGATTGGGCGTTGCGAGCGCTTGTGGCTGTGCAATACACCGCCGCCGTGGTTTGCGTGTGGGTGACGCTGCGCACGATGCACCCGGGCCTGATTGAGTGGTGGCAAGCCGCTGCAATGGGCGGAGTGTCTGCCATCGTCGCGGCGATCTACACGCGGCGCACCTGAAAGCGCCTAACGTTCGAGCTAACATTAAGGAGTATTAATATGCTTATTGAAATAGATGATGATGCAGTAGATAAAGTTGTTGCCGAGTCACTGTTAAATACCTACCGTAATGTGCAGGAGAATCCTTGCAATATTCCCATCTTCTCAATGGACAAAGAAGAAGAAAAGAAAAAGGTAGATAAGCTACTGCGTAGCATAGAGAGGGTGCATGACTGGTACAATGCCACCCCACTAAAGCAGCGGCTGAAGAGTGAGAAAGCATTGGAAGAAATCTCTGCCATTGGTCAAGAACTTAACCTATGAAGCTATTAGTCATACCTGACGCACAGGTTAGAAAGGGAGTGCCCCTTGACCACCTTGAGTGGGCAGGGAAATACATTGTAGATAAGAAGCCTGATGTCATAGTGAATTTAGGGGATTTTGCTGATATGCCCTCCCTATCCACTCATGACAAGGCAGGTAGCAAACACTTCGAGGGGCTTCGCTATAAAGATGACATTGAAGCAGCGCATGAGGGCATGGCAAAGCTGCTAGGCCCTTTGCTAGAACTGCAAGCGCAGCAGAAGAAGAGCAAGGAGAAGGTGTACAAACCTCGCAAGGTGATGTTACTTGGTAATCACGAGAATCGCATTGACAGAGCCATTAACAACCTACCCATCCTAGAGGGCACCGTCTCAACCAAAGACCTACGGTATGAAGATCATTGGGAAACCTACCCTTTCCTCACTCCTGTCACCATTGAAGGTGTGGTGTTTAACCATTACATGCCAGTGGGCCTTATGGGTCGGCCAGCAGGTAGCGCAGCTACCTTGGTATCTAAGTGCCATCAAAGCTGTGTTGTAGGCCATCAACAAGGCCGTCAGGTAGCTTACGGGCGGAGAGCCGATGGTAGTTCAATTACCTGTATTATCGCCGGTTCGTTTTATTTGCACGATGAAAGTTATATGGACGTAACAAGCAACAGGTATTGGCGAGGGTTAGTTATGCTCCACGAAGTGCAAGATGGTCATTTCGATGAAAGTTTTATTAGTATTGACTTCCTACGTAAAAAGCATGGGCGGTAAAAAGCGAGGAAATTATGGCTACTGAAACAGGAACTTGGAGGAAGATGAGTCCTCGGGAGTGGATATACATCACATCCGCCTCTGCACAATTGCATATAAAATTTAATGGTAAAGTAGCCCACATAACTACTGAAGGCCATTGGTACGTGACCAAAACATGCCTTGATGAATTAGTAGATGCCCTCACCCATTTAAGAGAGGAAGTATATGGCAAACGAAACCTACCATGAGAAGCTGCTTGCCGTTAGGGAGTGGGCTGAAGAGAACATTGACAGCATTGATGGATTTTGTGTAATGTTTGACATTACCTTGGAAGATATGATAAAATGTTTCCCTGATGCATTAGTGAAAAAGTTTAACAAGGTGTTTCCAGACGGGGAAGATGATGGGCAAGACGAAGAAGAAGACGCATGGCGGGGCTATTCCGTTGAAGAAGAGTGACCTTCTAGAAAGGGGAAGGGCCATTAAGCGAAAGGCCCTTAACAGGGCTAAAGATAGAGAGAGCTTGGAATCCATTAAGGAATATGTTTATGACGACAAAAACCACTTTTGAATGGGTAAAAGATAGCGATGGCATATACAGCTTACAAACACCTAGTGATGCCGTCCTAACCTGCACGCTAGTTCAGGACGATATGGGATATGCTCAGCTATTCTTCGGCCCCGGTGAAACTGCCCAACCGGATCGGTCGGGTTGGTATGTCAGAGAAGAAGATTTGGACTACCTCATCGGGGCTTTAACAGACATTAAAGAGAAGGTGTATAAGAAATGAAGACAGCACCAATTAGTGTTACCCTCATTAATAGCTGTGGAACCTTAGGAGAACCACATGAATAAGTTTGAAACTGTCGTTGTCATTACCACCTTTGTAGTGTGCAGCATTGCCTCATTCTTTGTGGGGCATTTCCTCGGTGGCATCCAGCGGCAGCAACTCATTGTGAATGAGTGCAAGGAAAGCAACCTCTACCTAGACCGGCGCCTTGCACTAGAGTGCCGTGCTAATGAGGTTAGCAGGAAATCTGTGTGATGCCAGTTGAAGGATGGACAGAAGGGCGTTACAACGCTTTTATCACTTCAACCCTACGGAGTGGGATGCGTAGATACCCGCCAAAGTGGGCCTGCCTTAAAAACTCTTTTGTAGGGAAGAAGAAAGGCAAGAGTGGTAGGGAAGCGGCGCACTATCGCTGTGCCTCGTGTTCCTTGGAATTTACTAGTAAGGATGTTCAAATTGACCACATTGCCCCTGTAGTGGACCCTGCCGTGGGCTTCACCACCTGGGATGAATTTATTAGTAGGTTGTTTTGCTCTGTAGAAAACCTGCAAACATTGTGTACCCCCTGTCACAAGGAGAAATCATTATGCGAGAAGAAATCTCGTGTAAGGAAGATTCAAGAGCCCCTCACGGATTTGACAGAAGTAGCAGTCATTCCGAAGGAAGATATGTCTGTGAGTGCGAAAGTTGGCAACCACCAGAAGGAGAACGTATGGACGAAGACGGCTTCATTGATGCAAGCCCCACCCCCGAAGAAGAGGCAGAAGCCTCCTTCTACTTCTTCATCAAAGATGTTGAAACCTACACGAAAAGCGGCAAGTGGGGCCCGCGCATCTGGAAATCCCTTGACGAAGAAACCAAGGAAATCTGGCGCAACATGATGAGAGTAGAACTCATGGGCCTGACAATTGCAGTGAGGGAGGGTAGCAATGGCACTAGGGCTTGAACTTGTCCGAGGTGTTGGCCTTGGCATTGAATTTCCTGGGGATGGTTTTCATGTGGTAATTACCCTCCTTATCCTACGTGTGTTTCTAGCTGATGAAGAAGTATTGAAAGATGAGTGATTTTAATAACTACCAAAACTTAGCGTGGGATTATGCATTACCTAGCGCACAAGATGATTACTACCTACTCACAGGTATTCAAGGTGAAGTTGGGGAGCTTTCTTCTCTATTTGCTAAAGCCTACCGCGATGAGGAGGAATTACCTGTAGAGCATATTAAAAAGGAACTTGGTGACATTCTTTGGTTTGTATCCTGCATGGCACACTACTGGGGATGGACACTCAGCGATGTTGCCCAGACAAACCTAGATAAGCTGGAAAGCCGCAAGAAGCGCGGTGTTATTTCTGGTAGTGGTGATAACCGATAAGGAGAATAAATGACGACACCTTGGTCTACTGTTGGCTATTTAACTTACAAGCGCACTTATGCTAGGCGCCTAAATGACGCCGATCCCACCTCTGCGACTGAAGAATGGGATGACACTATTAATCGTGTCCTCACTGCTTCTGATAAGCAACTTAATGTCGGCTTTACGCTAGAAGAAAAAGAGCGTATGCGGGGCTATATGCACTCGCTAAAGGGCACTGTTGCAGGGCGATTTCTTTGGCAACTTGGCACCCGCACAGTGAAGGATTTGGGCCTACCCTCCCTGCAAAACTGCGCCTTCACTGTTGTTGACCAACCCGTGCGCCCATTCACATGGGCCATGGATATGCTGATGCTCG